AGCCGCCGCCATATCCACGAAGTCTCCTAGGTGAATGGTGGTATCCGGCTTGAACCTGTCTTTAAATGCGAGAACTGCGTCCCGCGCCTCTGGGTCGATGTGATCGCCGTGTGAACAAGACACAGCCATCCACTTCTTCCATTGTCTACCTACGTTGAACGGAGCGAACTTATCGCTACGCTTCTGGTTTTTTTTCATCATACTTTTCGATTACGGGACACGGGAATTCGTCCTGTGACCACATTGGGTTCCCCCTTTCATCAAGGAAGGGAAAGTGTCTCAAGCAAGAATAGGCTCTGTCTTTAAGTTCCTTTACGGTCTTCGGTCTGGTCGAGCTATCCAGAAGATCGCGCAAGAAGTTGCGAGTCTTGTAGAGTGCGTATTGTTGCTCCGATCTTAAACTCATACTGTTGACTTCTCCGTATCTGGGGTGAACAACTGAAAGAAAAGATTTGTGGGGCCGAACCAAGAGAACCCGTTACCCCACGTCACGATTCCCGATGTGGAGGATTCCACGACTTGCTGGGACTTACCGCAGCCTTGCTGGTCGCCACGGAATGTCCACCACGTTCCTTGTTTCGGTAGTTGGTTCATAATTCAAATGCTGTTTCTTTGCACAGGTATTGTTTCGGGAATACAGAAAGGAGTCGCATCACTGCATCTTCAGCACGGGCAATAGAATCCTCGTCGTTGTCCGGCAGAACTGCGTGTAAGACCTCGTGGATCGCTGTGCCGAGTGCCTCGCTGCTGGGTTTGATGTAGATCGTGTTGTCCTCATACGAGCAAAGCCCCTCGTCATCATCCGCGATGCTGACCTCCGGTGCATCGGACTTTCTAGGGGCACGGAAGAGCAGCTTCCACTTCTCTCCGTTTATTGTCAGCGTTCGCCTGACTACGTTTGGCATGTGAATAACTCTGAAGGAGGTTAAAAGAAATGTAAAGAATTTTTTACCACTTCACCCTTGAGGCCCAATATGCCGCAGACATTGCGCCCTTGGAAATGTTCTTAGCATGCCTTGCTTTAAATGATTCGCGGCGTTTACGATAGGCGGCAGACTCTCCTTCTTTTTTTGGGCTTCCGCTAACTCCCTGCTGCCCGAAGCGAATAACCTTCTTTTGGCTTCCGCTCCTTGCGTAAACGACGTGGCTCTTGGTAGGGTGGGACGGAGTGCGCTTCGGCTTGTTGTATCCCGAAAGACCAAGCCGCTTCATTGTCCCGTTAGATTTTTCTGTCGCCATAAGTAAGTGCCTCCTTGATGATTTGCTTTACGTGGTTAATCTGCCGCGCCTTCAGACATTTGGCAAGCACTTCCCGCAACTTAGCGATCTCCTTGCGGAGTTCCTCTTCAGTAGGCATAAGCAATCTTCATTATCCCGTAGACCGCGATCAGCGACGTGCAGATGGACATCAAGGCCAGCACGAATATTTTGTATTCATCTTCGTTCATATTGTTAAACAATAAAAGTCTTGGCGAAGTCGTAGGCTTTGTTCCAGCGGTTGACCAGCCCCACCCAGAACTTGGCCCTCGCCCCTACAGGTGGGGCTACCCTGCGCTCATACGCCTCTCTAGCGCGTCGGAGGGAGGTTAGCAGGGCATCGGGCTTCTTCAGTGCCTCAAGCAATGTAGCGCGGGTTTTAGGCCCAAAGTTGCCGTCATCTATTACACGCAAGGCAATCTGCAAAATACGTAAAGCTCCTCTCGGCCCACGATTAAATACCGAATCTCGCAAGAATGCCTCTATCGCAGGGTGGGTTGTCCACTTGGTAACAATATCTGTATAAGCCAGTAGGTAGTCCACGATGTATTCCTCCGCAGCGGGGAACCTCTTCGCCTCCAGAAGTTCTTTAAGCCGTCTCGCCGCATCTGGGTGAAACCTGTCGTTGATCCCAGCTATCTCGTAAGTCCCTCCCCCGTCAGCAGCAGGTAGTTTGTAAACACGTAGGTTCCCGTTCTTGTCCCGCCTCGCCTCGACAGAAACGATAAACCGCGCCATCTCCAGCCTCTGTGCCAAGGTGGATCGCATTAGAAGTCAGCGTTACCCCTGATCTCGCCCTTCAGCGGGAAGACAGACATACTGAAAAACAAACTGTCCAGCAGACGCACAATAAACGAACGGCGATCTTCAATGGGATGAATCTCAATCGGGTTATCATACCACACGTGAGAAGGATACGGTATTTGCGAATAGCAAATGTTCGCACAGGTGAGCAGTAGGAATACGCCGAATACCCTTTTGCGAACGGGCTTCGCTTTGCGAACTTCTGCTTTAGGATTGAACTTGCCGCCGGGTGTAGTGCGTTTGATCTGCTTCCTAGCCTTAACCCGTCCGTAGATCGCAAGCGATGCGCCTGCGAAGTCCATCACCAGCGTAACAATCTCGGTCAACTCCTCGTTAACAATATCGACCTTGAGATACTTAAGAAGCTGGGCAAGGAGTATGACGATAACACCGATAATCGTCCGAGATTGCCACCAAGCTTTCGTCTCTTCGCTCATTGCTTGACGCGCTGCACAGCCAACTCGATTGCAAGATTGATAACAGAGTTCGCAGCTTCGATCCCGCGTTGCTTGGCGGCAGTTTCAATACGAACAAATGCAGCCTTACGCTTCTCTTCATTCGTCTTGTTGCTCGTCAGCAAAGAGGAGACAACTTCCAGCGCGATAGGAAGGATGTCCGCAAGCAGTTTAGACGTGCTGTCCCGCAGAATCGGAACGATAAAAGTAAGAACCGTCTTGGATGCCCCCGTAAGAAGGGCGAGTAACTTAGTTAGTATGTTTTTCATTTCTCTTCTCTTTTTCGATGTGTCGTTTTTCCAGCATAATAAAGATGGAAACAATCGCGGCAATCGTTCCGAATGCAAGCGACGAGACGCGGAGCCACGCCTCAAGATGAGGGAGGAAGCTGATAGCGAATGCGAGAAGAGATGTCATACTTCCAAGAACTCCGTGGGTTTGGGATTGAATCGGTGTATCAATATTCATATCCACTTATCTATATTGTTAAGAGTAGGTCGCTGTCAATCTATCATCCCACTCTACGTTAGTCGCTGTAGTGGTAGTTACGTTGCCGCCAGAGTCAACTACGTTGCGGTAGATTGTCCACACAGGAGAGGATTCGGAGGAGCCTAAAGGAGCCAGACCGATGTAAGATGTATCTGTAACAAAATCAGAGCGAATCTCTTGAGATAACTCAATCGTTCCGTCCTTGTTTGGGATAGCCAGCGTTCTAACGGTAGCAGTAGATACCCCCGAGACGTCGAACTGAACTTCTCGCGTAGAGTCGGCATCGTGATAAATAGTAAAGTTCGCATCCGAGAATACGTCGGGGAATGTCCCTGCGTATGTCCAGTCGGTCAAAGCTCCCGCATTACTCAAGCGAACGTAGATACCCGCCGGATGCCTGCCGATAAACCAAGTGCCGGATACCTCACGAACGAGGTAAGCCGAGTTTACTGCGGGAGTTCCGACAGTAATAGGGAGGTCGGCGTAGTATTGCACCTCGCCGTCGATGTAGGAAGACCCACCTCCTCCACCGGAGAAGTCCAGCTTTCCAGTAAATGGATTAAATACCCACATTAGCTGATATTAGAAAGACGGTCATTATCCGCCACCGCACCACCCACGTAAGTTAAAGTAAGAGTTTTTACGCTGCTCCCACCATTCTTGTAAAAGACTTGGTATATGTTATTTGTGGAACCGTAATAAGTAATGTCCACCTCGTCAAACGGGGGGATGGGAAAAGACGATACCGAGCCTGCCGTCTGGTAGGTGTTCTCTGTGATTTTACGGAGCAGGTTGTTCTGTCCGTCGCCAAGTATCGGTAATGCTGCCATATCAAACTTTTAAGCCTTTAGTTATCGTTAAACAAGTAAATTCACTCTTGGAATACAGCGTAGTTCAGCTTCGCGTCTGTCATTGTCCAGCGCATCCACGCCCTCGCTATATCGTTAGGATCGTCAAAGTAAGCCCTAATCTGCACAGACTTCCAATGCGAGTCCCACACCCAGAGTCTATTTTTCCCTGTAGGATACATATAAACACAGACAGCATGACCCCACTTGTCGGTGTAGATAACAAGAACCTTTGCCTGAATGCCGTTCGCCTTCAGTCCCTGCGTCATTACAATCGCTTCAGGGAGACAGGCGTTCTTATACTTGCCCACCCACGGAGGCGTATTCGCAGGAGGATTCGCCGTGCATCCCGCTACGAGCAACGCCAGCAGCAGGATGAAGACTCGCATTAGCTCAAGGCTGCGGCAAGCTGTGCGCCAGTCGTAGCAACCGTGCTGGAGTTCTTCAGGCGGGTGCCGATAGCACCGCTCGTAGTAAGCGCGGATGTCTGCGTATCCCAAACGTCGGTAGCAGTAAGCGTAGATACAGGAACTTCGTTCGTGCCATCCCAAACGATGCTGCCAGAGCCGACATTCGTAGAAGCAGCGATAAAAGCAATCTCGTAGGTTCCGGCAGAGCCAGTCATGTTCCCGCTGTAGAAGCCAGAGGAACCAACCTCTGTAAGCGAGATGGCGGAACCTACTGAGGCTCCGTTTTGAAAACGTTGCGCGGTGACTGTAAGCCCGCTTGTCGGAAGTGCGATGTTGAGTTCGTTTGCCATATTATTAGTTAGTTAGCTGGTTCCCATTGCCGTTCTACCCTGTCGTTAAACCAAACTACGACAGGATTCCATTCGCCTTCTTCGGGTTTATCAAGTTTAACGAGAGGAACGATAGTCGGTGTGACCCAATCTTCGGGTGTAGGATATGGGGCAAGTGTGTCGAGTCGAGGCTCGCCCTCGTCATCTAGCACGATGCTGATCAGTTCCTTGGTTCCATCTGCGAAAATTACTCCGTATGTTTTCATAATTTTAAGCTCCGTATGCGATTTCGACGGCATCCACGCTGGCGACCCATCTCCATGTTTCGCTGGTGATGCCTGTGACTTCGACTTTGAGGGCATCGTTCGTGTCGTTGGCAGATAGTGCGATGGTGGTTCCTGCCGCGTTGTCGGTTCCGATAGTCACGGGCGCGTAGACTTCCGTGGTAGTTCCCGCCACATTCTTCAGCGCGTATTGGCGAAGGTAGTGGGCTACTGCGGAGCCGTCAGACTTCACGCCAGAGATGTTGATCGTGAAGGCGAAGATTTTCCCGCTTGGGATCGTGAGGCGGGTTGTTGATCCGGGGGCAGTGCCCGACAAAGTTAATTCAGTAGCGGTGTTGTTTGTAGTTTTTCGCAATAATGTAAATCTTGCTCTTTGGGCATCGCCAGTTGCTGCGAATCGTTCAGAAGCATACGCCATCATTCCTGTGCGAGTGCT